AACGCGGCACAAATCGAGCTGGCAGCTAAGAAGTTCAACGATAGCAACATCAAGGATACGGTAGTGTTGAAGCTCAAGCTTGACCCGTTTGCCGGGGTAAGTGAGGAGGCTATTGCGATGCAGCAAGCATTCGGAGCTATCAACCGCTCGGATATGATTATCCATGCAAACATCAACCGATTTGTGACCAGGGCTCTGGAGTCTGTGGCCGGGTTCAGCGAAATGTCATACGAAGAGCAGATGAATGTCATGCAGGGCTATGCAAATGAGTTCCAGGCTCCGCGCACCCCGATTGAGCTTGCATAATGGCAAAACCTGACCTCATACTTGAGGAGCTACTAGACCTGATTGACACCCGAATCAACTCGTTCAACGAGCGGATGCCGAAGGTGCAAGAGGATGCCTATAAGGTCATTCTAGATATCGCAGGTGACCTAGAGACAAGCAACGGACGCATCAAGCCTAGCTTGAAGAACGTCAAGCTAATCAGCAAGATCAAGGCTGAACTCAACAAGGTCATCTTCGACAAGGAGTATGAGAAGGAACTCGACAAAGTAGTCAAGACCTACTCCGACATCACAAAGCTTCAGAACCAATACTTCACCTCGGTAGTTGGCAAGTTCACCGTACCCAAGGTGCTGGCTGAGATTCAGAACCTAGCAATCGAAGGAGTAGTTGATGCGATGGGTCAGGATGCTATCGGGGTCAACGTGGTCAGTCCTATCCGGGACATCCTGGTGAAGAACGTGACTACTGGAGGTAGCCGGGCGGAGTTCATCGAAGAGGTGCGGGAGTACATCCTAGACACCGACCGAGGTGACGGTAAGCTGGTTAAGTACACAAAGCAGATTGTGACCGACAGCCTCAACCAGTATAGCGCAAACTATACGCAGATTGTATCGGATGACCTAGGGCTAGAATGGTTCAAGTATGTAGGCTCCAACAAGGAAACTACCCGCCCATTCTGCAAGGCTCTGACAGGTGCGAAATCTACTTGCATGCCATACATACACCGCTCCCAGCTAGATGAAATTGTCGAAGGCAAGATCTGCGGGGAGCAAGTGCCCATCTACGACAAGACCGGACTTCCGCACGGAATGATACCCGGCACCAACGCAGCCAACTTCCCGATCAACCGGGGAGGCTACAACTGCAACCATCAGCTTGTACCCGTTTCCGCGGCTGTGGTACCCAAGGCTCTACGCGAGGAGTTCAAAGGGGCGTAGGCCGCTGTATCTTTGTACTATGCAGAAATTCCTTGAAGTATGGAAGGATAACCAGCTGTGGTATGAGTTCCCAGCTGATAACGAGGACAATGTCCGCGCCTTCCTTATGAAGTCAGACCTTGACCGGGTCTGCGAAATCAAATCAAAGGTGGAGAACGTAGAAGTCCTCAAGACCAACGTAGCCGCGCAGACTACCGTAGTAGAACTGCCGAGCCCAACACCTAAGAAACAAACGACACCAAAGGCCGTGAAGGCAACAAACAAATGACACTAGCGGAATACATTCAAGCAATCTCTGAGCGCATCGGTATTGATAATGCTGACGAAGCTCTCAAATCAGTGGTGACAAATCCAGCATTGAGTCAAATCAATGTACCGGGTAACATTGTGAGTGCGACTAACAGCAAGCTCATGACTGAAGACGAGGCGAAGTATAACCCGACCGTGAAGAAACACTTCACCGGGACCGCTCTCAATACCATTGACACCAAGATCAAAGATGTGCTTGACGAGTACAACTTTGACGATGAAACCAAGACGGCAATCCTTACGGAGACTTCTACTTACAATCGCATCCCGCTTCTTGCGAAAGCTATTGCGGATGCTAGAGAAAAGGCTATATCTGCAACAGGCGGAGAGAAAAAGGCCCTACTCGACAAAGTACAGGAACTTCAACAAGCGTTGAACAACGAACGTGATTCCCGTAAGCAAGACATGGATAAGGTTAACAGCCAGTGGCAGTCACAGCTTACCGACAAGGAACTGTATTCCATCTTCAACGGATATGACTACGCTCTTGACCTGGATAAGGATGTGACCGTTACAACGGCTCGTAACCTTTGGGAGAAGAAGCTCCGTGACAAGGGAGGCAAGTATGTATACACGCAGGACGGCTTGAAGCTTGTATCCGCTGAACATCCTGATCTGCCTTTCACCATTGACAATAAGCCCGTAGAGCTGCGTTCATTCACTGACAATGTCCTAGCTGAAGCTAAGATGTTACGCGTCAAGCATGAAGCACCTATGGCACAGGGCCCAGTACCGACCCCACTTCCGGTCAACAAGCCCGTAGCTCCTGCCGCGAAGACCCAGACCTCTAAGGCTCTGGCAGACTTCAAAGCGGGTAGCACTTTAGTTTGAGTCTGATGCAAGCACGATAGGCCGCAAGGCAACAACAAGAGGGCGAACGCCAACACTAAGCGGATACGAGTAAACTTCTTAATTCGTTAAAACAATGGCAAACGGATATTGCGAAGCCCTCTTGCTTCACCTTGATAGCATTGCAGGGCAGAATTACCCCGGTCAAAAAGTGACCATTCCGGGATTCTTGAACATGTTGGTCACATCTCCAGACCGTCCTACGGCAATCCAGGACGGCTACCGTGAAGGTCACTACCGCACGGTGAACGTACGTTACATGCCGCGTACTACCATCAGCCAGGTATCTACTTCAGATACTTGTGCTGTTGACGTACTTCCGGCATACAAAGAGACCTCTGTAAGCGTGAACAACATCGCTCAGACTGGTATCTTCATTACCGATGACCAGGTTCGTCAATACTGCGAAGAGGCTTCCCGCACAGTTGCTGTCGGTCTGCCTCCTACCCAGATCATGACCGAGCACCTGCGTTCAATCCTGCATGCGATGAACGGCATATACCAGAAGATGGAGAACGTGCTGACTACCAGCATGGCTTCTAGCTTCGGTAAGCACGTTGCTACTGGAACTGCTACGGCGGTTGCTGTAAACATCGAGCAGGATGGTAACTTGAACGACCTCGGAACAGGTCTCACAAAGCTTCTGACTGATGCAGCTTCTAACGAGTTCTGCGGCACTCCGATGTTTGTTGGTGCTCTCGGTTCTTTGATGCACGCTTACTCTATCCAGAAGCAGCGTAACGGTTTGTACCCTGGCACAGGATTCAACCCCGAGGCTCTTGCTAGCGACTTCCAGTTCTTCGCTTCAGGTCAGACTGGTTCTACTTGGGGTGCTCAACACGTTGGTATGTTCGCTCCTGGTAGCGTTCACCTGGTAGAGCGTCAAGACAATGTAGGAAGCTTCGCAGGTCAGCGCGGTGCATCGTTCTTCACCACTATCGTAGATCCCCGCACTCAGTGCTGGACTCCGAACGGTCTGGGCAACATTGCCTTCGACTTGCAGGTGAAGTACATCGACTGCCCAGAAGACTTGGGTAGCAACCTTGCTAACGGTTACATCAACGAGGCTAGCATCTCCGCAGCTCGCGGTTATGTCCTGTTGATCAAGAAGCGTTACGGTTTGTTCACTACTCCTACCGATGCCTTCGACGGTGCAGACCGTCTGGCTGGTAGCAATGGTTCACTCCGTTACTCTATTACCAACAGCTAAGATGATTGTCAAGGGTGGGGGCTTCGGCTCCCACCTTTATTAAATCCAACACATGAACTGTCTACAAGACTACATCGGATTGCGCGGGTGCGGAACGACCACACCTCCTTCAGGTCTGTATATCAATGACCTTCCCGGCATCAGCCTCAAGCAGATGGTCAGCCTGACCAACGAAGAGGAAGCGACCTATCTGGACTTGTGGAACATGATACAACGCAGGGGTCAGAACCGCTTCACCTTAGATGTCCGTCAAGAGATGGGCAAGCATTACAAGATGAAGTCCCTTATGCAGGGTATCAACTTGGGCAATGTCATCGGTTCAGCTGTTAGCACGACCAATGACTATCAAGGGTTCAGCATCGAGCTAATCGATACACCCGACTTTCAGTTCATCCCGAGTCCGCTAGCAAGCATCCACATTCAGGACTTGCACTTCTACGCAGAACCAGGGCAAGCGATATTGACCGTTGACCTGCATGTCAAGGATATCAATTCGGGTCAAATTCTTTGGAATGAGAACGTCAATGTAGTAGACGGATGGAACACTATTCCGGTCAACACTACATTCCACAATAACTACGCATTCAACAGCTGGCAGCTTGCTGTCTACGCTGATACGCTCACCTTGCCTCAAGTAGTCGAGATGGACTTGCCCTACGGTCATACCATCCCTGGTTGCTGCGATGTGCGCGTTCAAGGTATCGTATTCAACGGAAATGACCCGGTTACATACACTAGCTCTACTAGCGGACTATCGGGAACCTTCAGCATCGTATGCAACTGGAATGCCTTGATATGCCAGAACAAGGAAGTCTTCAGCCGGGCGTATTGGTACCTGCTAGGCATCGAGCTACTGACCGAGCAACTGTATTCAACTAAGCTGAACCAGTTTACTACGGTCAACCTAGAGCGGTGCAAGATGCTTCGTGAGGAGTATCAAGTCGAGTACATGAAGGCTCTTGAGCAGATTGCCGGGGGGTTCAAACTATCCTGCGATTGCTGTATCGAGTGTTCTGAACCAGTGCAAATTCGTGAAACCACTAGCTTCTACTAACATGTGCGGATGCAAAGGCAAGCCTCGCGGCGGTAAAAGATGATTACATCAGAAGTCAATGTTAGCGAACTCAAAGAGCTGGCAGGGAGGATGCTGACCTTGCAGGAGGCGGATAGCTTGCTGCGTGAGATTAGCACGACCATGCTGGCTATTACCCGGGAGCGGATTCATGAAGCGGGGCTCAATGCCAACGGGTCAAGTATCGGGGAGTATTCAGACCGCTACCTTAAGCTGCGTGAGTCTAACAACCTCGGAAGTGATAGACAAGTGCGTCTGTTCTTCACAGGTCAGATGCAGAACGATTACACAGTTGTAGATATATCCGATACTGAATACGGACTTGGATTCCAGAACCAGCTCAATGCTGACAAGGCTGACTGGTCGGAGGACAGGTTCGGTAAGATATATGCCTTGACAAGTTCAGAGCTTGACCAGGTAAGCGCAATCGTAGCAGAGTTCGTAGCAAACACATTCAAGTAATGCCGTACATAAACGAAATCGTATCCATCATAAACACTACGCTAGCCAACGGCAAGCTCAGTGACGGCACACGGTTTGTCAAGCAACTCAACGGACTTGCTGAGACACTACCGCGTAACTACAACCAGTCGCAAGACGGCATCCCTACCCTGGTAGATACCAACGGCGGGACTATGTTCAGCGGCTTCAACGATGCGTATAGCATCACTATATATCACCGCTGCATCTCTACCAATATCATTGAACCAGCAGTTCAGTTCGGTGACGGTAACAATGCAGCTAGGGAAGAGGCATCCATGCGTATGATTGTATGGGCTGATCGCGTCCGGACTAAGCTCCAGCCGCAACAGCTAGCCTTCCTTCTCACTTCAGCGGTTCAGCAACAGCTAGCCTACTCTCAAATCAGTGCCTACCCAGGTCTGTATGGAGTGACTGTTGAAGCCGACCGCACAAACTACGATGGAGTTGCTATCTGGCAACAGGAGTACAAGCTTCCTGCAAATGCCTACCCGGTACACCCATCACATATCTATATGGCATTAGACTACACCATAGTAACAGATTACGACGTGACTTGCATCAGTGACTGTCCCACCTGTTAAACACTACAAACAATGTCAGTATACTATCCTGCCAGTAACTGCGGAGGCGGAGCCATCCCGCAGTACACCTGCAATCCGTGTCCGACTTATGAATACAGCCGTATTCGCTCAGTCGCATACGTCAAGAACACCTTCTCATTCACTGACCCAGAAGATCCTACCGAATGGAACACAGGTCTTGCCGCTGGCGATATCATCGTTCTGTGGGCTACCGCTGGTAACTACGATGGAGGCACAGTAGAAGAGCTCGTAGGCTTCGGAGATTCCGAGACCGTGAACGGCGGTAACTCTCATGTGTTGGTCTACAAAGACCCTAACACCGTAGCTAACTGCGACTTCTACAACGCTATCAAGGATTCAACCGACTACACCATCTACTTCCGTACCAGCTCCAAGATATGGAGTGCTGGTGCTCCGGTGACTATCACACCGAAGATGCCCGTAGCCGATGACCTTAAGGCGGTGTTGACTTACGAAGTGACGCTGAAGTGGCAGAACTCAAACCTGCCTTGCCCTTACGAGGTGCCAGCTGGAATCTTCGACCAGTGTTACATCCCGATTGTGTAAATTTGATTGGTTCTGATTAGTGCTTAGGCCCCGCAAGGGGCCTTTGTTTTGCCCTATCTTTACTCTATGATCAACGGTACATTCGACAGCGGAAGCGCACAAGGCTTCATAGCAAGCTGTCTCTTCATATCTCTTGGAGAGGTCTCCCAATGGGTCGGAAGTATCGACCTTCAGACCGTCTCCTATTCAGTTGCAATCCTGGTCGGTATCGATACCTTGACCGGGTCACCTATCAAGAACGCATTCAAAAAGTTCTGGTCTAAGTTCAATGGTTGATTCAACGCGCCTTGCCAAGGTGTATGGCAATCCTACCGTAGAACCTTTGGCATGGGAGCGCAAGAACATGGTAGTATGGAAGCTACCAGCACTGATTGACCTAGCTATCCCCGAGTTGCCTTCTAAAATTTACATGCACAAGAAGTTTATTCCCATAGTGGAGGGATGGCTCACAGGTCTTGTCGAAGCAGGTGTGTCGCATGAGATCAACACCTTTGACGGGTGCTGGAATGTGCGTACTAAGAGGGGGTTGCGTTCCTTGTCAATTCATGCGTGGGGTATGGCAATCGACCTTAACGCATCTCACAACCCGCTAGGCTTGAGCCGTGAGCAATGCCTAAAGCGCGGACTGATTCCCTTCACGGAGAAGTTTATTAGTGTGTCGCGAAAGTTTGTAGACTGTGGTGCTGACTGGACTACCCGTCCGGACCTTATGCACTTTCAAATCAAAGGGGCCCAGGCTTACGGGCCGGACCCCATTTGATAGCAGAACACAATACTCAACGACCCTAGATTAAAGGTATATCCAAAAACTAGCCATAGACATGTTCAACATCAAAAATTATTGGTCTCCGACTCCTAAGTTCTACCGCGCTCTGGGAGATGCTCTGCTGACAATCGGAACCACAGCAACCGCTTACAACATCGTAATGGATGACAAGTTCATCGCTATGTTCTTCTTGGTAGGCTCAGTTCTCGGTAAGTTCATTACTAACTTTTTCGGTACGACAGACGATGGCATTCAACAATGATCACTACCTAGAGCAGAAGTTTCTAGAGATTCGCGATAAGTACGGAATCAAGTCGGTCATCGAGACCGGCACGTTCTACGCAGATACGACCAAGTGGCTATCAGATAACTTCAACAAGGTCTATACCTGCGAGGTCAACAAGGAGTATTACGATGTAGCGCAAGAGCAGCTCGTAGGACGCACGAACGTAGTCAGTTGCTTGCAGGATAGCCGCGAGTTCATTATCGAAGCTCTGAAGCAAGCTGAAGGACCTGTGCTGATGTTTCTAGATGCACACTGGGGCGAGAACCCATTGCTGCGTGAGATTGAGATCATCGGTCAGTCCGGACGCAATCCGATTGTAGCTATCCATGACTTCTATGTACCGGGCCGGAGCTTCGGTTATGACACCTACCCAGGCATCGTCTATAACTGGGAGTACATTGAACAGACTGTCGGCAAAGCGTTTGACAATCAGTTCACTAAAGAATATAACATCCAGGCGGCGGGGGCAAAGAGGGGCTGTATCTTTATCTATCCGACAGCCCATGCTCAACCACTTCTTGAAGATTCCGATAGCTTATGACCCTTCAGAAGGCGAAGAGGTTGAGGAATACTTACGGAAAGTTTATCGGCGCATGGCGGTCATTCCGTTCGAGAACATCTACTATATTCAGGAGAACGTAGACAAGAATTATTGTGACATTATACTAGAGGACGGGGACCTACTAACGGCAATGGTACCCTACGATAGTATATTTGAGGTGTGGCAGAATTGGTACAATGCTCAGATAAACAGTCACATAAGTTTTGTCACACGAAATAACTGATGCAAGAACAATACAAGGGCCTTTGTAAGAATTACCATCAACGCATCGATATCTACAACAAGGTCTTTGAACCGCTTGTAGAGTACATCCGGCAACATCCCGCAGCTCCCAGAGTACAAATCATGGAGCACCTTGAAAAGCTCCGAGGTGAGAAGCCCAACAACGCGGACTTCCGAATGATATCGGATGCTATAAGTGTATACAACTACTTCTACGGAACCGATAACAAGGAGCTGTCAGAGGTATACATGAGTCACCTAGACGAAGGTGACAACTCTAGCCTGAGCTGGAAGATTATAGATCATGAGCGGTTGCTGGTCCTATCGGACATTCACTTCCCGTATCACGACCGCGATGCTCTTATGGCTGCATTGATGGAAGGTAAGCGTAGAGAGGTTGACAGCATACTACTCAACGGTGACATCCTCGACTTCTATCAGCTCAGTAAGTTCACAAAAGACTTCCGTAAGAAGTCGGTCAAAGCGGAGATTGATACCTTCCGCTACTTCATCGACCAACTCAAGCAACGCTTCCCAGAGGCTACAATCTACTTCAAGTTCGGCAATCACGAGCAGCGTCTTGAGAGGTGGATCATGAACAACGGACAGATGTTTGATGGGCTATTCAACATCGAGAATATAGTCCACTTCAACGATCACGGTATCACATACCTCAAGGACAATATCGGAGTCAAGTTCGGTAAGCTCAATATCATTCACGGGCACGAGATTAGAACTAGTATGGGAGTAGTCAACATAGCTCGTACATACTACGGCAAGGCTCAGTCTAACATTCTGCTAGGTCACTGGCATCAGAACCAGGAATACATCACTAAGAACATACACGGTGAGACTCACGGTGCCTGGGCCCAAGGTTGCCTGTGTCAATTGGATGCTGAATACACCTACGGAATCAACCAATGGAATCACGGTTTCTCGATAGTTGACAAGATTAACGCCGCCGGAGACTTCAAATTAAGGCTATATCGCATCAAAGACGGAGAACTTCTATAAAGTTTTGTTATTGTGTTTCAATCGGTTAGCCCCGTAAGGCTGACTTTTTTTGTGCTTGCGTACTTTTGTAATTACGGAAGTACATACTTTTGACCCCATGCAAGACAAACAATTCAACAGCTGGGACGCAGGAGTAGCCTGTGCTGCGTTCGTAGGCTTTCTGGAGGCCGAGGCTCGGTTCGCCGGAAGAGCAGGTAACATCGAGCATGCAGCTCGTATCTACAACTTCATCATTGAGACTTTAGAGAAGTACCCGTACAGCCTCGCAGCTATCCATTGGGTCAATGACTACCGTACACTACTTATCAATCTATTGCAAAATGAAACAGCACGAACTCAAACAAATCCGTGATGGCCTACAATTCGGAGATGTGACTACCATCGCATCCGAAGTAGGAGTATCAACGGTCACCGTCCAGAATGCTTTGCGCGGTGTAGCAATGACCGAAACCGCTAAACTCTGTATCCAACATGCACAAAGACTTATCAAGCAGCGCGAAGAGCGCATCGCAGAACTCAAACGAATCATCGCAAAGCAGCGCAAAGACCGTGACGCTCGACTGGCTGGTGACAAATAACCTCAACCGCTGGCTCATGTGGTCACTCGCTGAACAGCCTACATGCCTCTTTGCAACACCCAACGGAATCTTAGCAACAGTTCACATCTCAACAACCTAATCAATGGCAGCATCAAAACGGCTCTTTGAGGACGCAAACTCAGAAGCAACACAGACCCCGGTTGACCAGTCCGTAATCTGGCACACTGAATCCCTATGGCAAAGCGCATCTCAGACGCGTATCCTTCCCGCCCTACTCCGATTCCACAAGAAGGACATCAGCATCCGTAAGGACCGCACAGTACCCGTAGGCTCCGGACGCTCACGCACCTACACTACCCTTGACCATCTGATCAGCGTAGTCAAGCCAGCTCTAGCCGCTGAAGGACTTCTAATCCATCAGCACCTAGCAGGTCCCGAAGTCGTGACCATGCTCGTACACGAGTCCGGTGAGTTCATCGCTAGCAAGGTCGGGTTCACCCCCATGCAAGGCAACAATACCAACGCTCTTCAGAATGCAGGTGGAGGCTTGACATACCTCAAGCGGTACTGCATCAGTGCTCTGCTCAATATCAACTCCGATGAAGACAATGACGGAGCCGACACGCAAGCCGAGATCAAGCCGACTCCCGACACCCAGAAGCTTGCAAGCATCAAGACCTGGCTAGATGAAGGCAAAGGCACACTTGAACAGGTGCAAGCGAAGTACAATCTCACAGCATTACAACTCAACTTTCTCAAGACCAAAGCATGAAAAATGTGGTAAAGTTCATGCAGTATTACTAATCACAGGATATAATGAATCATAAATCAGACACACTATGACACCAAAAGAAAAAGCAAATGAATTAGTATCAAAATTTGTTAGTATTTCACTATCACAATACGTTGATTTAGTTGACGGAATTAGAATAAGACTTGCTAAAGAATGTGCCTTAATAGCAGTAGATGAGATATTCAGGAATAATACTGATGAATCTAAACATGACTATTGGATAAACGTAAAAGAAGAAATAGAAAAACTATGACACCATCAGAAATACTACAAAAGCACGAGGATGATAATGAGA